GCGGACATAGGATGTAATGGCGTCCCCTCCGACGGGCAGCGTGTCTATCATCTTGTTAAACCAGTCCGTGAGCTCCGTGTCCTCTTCGTCTACGTTCTGTCTTTCAACTTCGATGGACGGCGTATAGGATTTAAGGTCCGTAGATCCGTTTTCCTGGTTGATGTACTGCACCGTCTCCGTTTCAGGGTTCATTTCCTCTGTTAAAGAGGTAATACCCGTTCCCAGAAGCCGGTAGTCTGCCGCTGTCCCCTCAGCGGACGTGTCCATTTTTACATCGACAAAATGTCTCAACAAATGTCTTTTCATCGTTTTCTTCCTTTCTTAAAATTCAGGTTCGATAACATTTTTATAAAAAACCGTAACCGGTAGAACCCAGTCCTGCACGCCATTCTCCTGTGGTTGTGTCCCATATGCGTTTCCGCGTGTTACCCGCTCAACTTTCCGCCCTGCGGTCAAATCGGGATATATCGCTTTTTCGTACTCTTTCCCCTCAATCCCGGAGGGTTCGTGGCAAAGCCAGCGCCCCAGCGTATCCAGAAATTCAAGAATAGTAATTTTCTGTCGTTCCCTTGCTCCCGTGGTCGAACGGTACACTACAAAGCAGGGATACCGGCATTCCTGATATATCCGCCCGAGTATATCTTCTTTTTCTGTATATACCAGCGCTCCGGAATCATTGGAAAACGCAATGCCATCCTCCGCCCCAAGCTCTTCAAATTTAATTGCTTCATCTGGATACAGCCCCGGGAACTGGTTAAGCAGCGACTTCATCGCCGCCGTCAGAACATCATATCCAGTAGCATCATTCCCGATAGGTTCAGCCACCTTCACCACCTACTTCCCTAAGATTTCAAAATGCGGGATTACCGTATACGGTCCTCCCACTGACGATATCAGGTAAACAAAATCTTTTTCGGCATTCATAAACGCATAAAACCCTTCATATCGCCTGTCTGTATAATCTGCATCGTTCACGAGTACGGCACCGTCCCATGCTCCTACCATGAAAAAGTCTGTAGACGGATTAAATGTAATGCTGTCTGGCAACAGATCATTTACCTGTCTGTTCCATTCCTTCGGCGGAAGCCACGGCAATTCTTTTCCGACGGTATCAACAATAATTTTTCTCCCGTTCTTGACCCCGAACGGGATATGTAACTGTGCGTTATCTGTACTGTCTGGACCGTACAGCTTCATAATCTGCCCCCGGTCAGTCTCCAGATGCACGCCGGAAAGCACATGAGGATACCAGATGGCGGCGGTGCTGGATTCGTAAAAATTGAATATTGTCACTATCGCATCATTCATCGGTATCCCTCATTTCACAAAGAGCTTCGTTAAATTTATCCGTAAACGCCCGGATTCTCACGATATTTCCCATGCATTCCTCTGGCACAGAACCGTAAAAGATGATCGTCTCCGGCTGCAACCGCCTCACCATTTCTTCATACCCTGCCAAAAACAGCGCCTTTTTTTCCTTGCTGTTCATGCAGCCAACAGAAGATACCGCCACCGTTCCACCCTCTGGCTCCCCATCGAAACACCAGTCATAAGAATCCGGTGTACTCCATGAGATGGTTGGGATAACTTGTATTCCTGCCTCCTGCATATACGCCGCACACCAGTGTTTGCGGTAGTGGTTGTATATCTGCATGACCTTAGGAAAATCTGTATAGGTAGAGAAATCCGGAGACATTACATAGCGGAATCTTTGAAGCATCGGGATATACCGGTCTATGTTTGACCACAGGCGGCAAAACTGGTAATCATCCAAAAAGAAATGAACGCCTTTTCCCTCGCAATCCTTGGTACTCTTTGCATAATTGAATCCGATCCAGTCACAACCGCCCTCATAGGCTACTGGCTCTATCTGCGGTATGCCATATTCACCCACGCCGTCAAATAGCCGGCGCTCCAGATTTTCATAATTACGGCAGTTTCTGTAATTCATTATGAATACCAATACTTTCCACGTTTTGATTTCCTATAATACCGTTTTCCGTCAACTATAATTTCCAATTTTCCAGAATTGGCGGCTGATGTTAGAGCCGATGCAAGCTCCCGCTCTTTTCTCGCCTTTACATTCTTATCGGATTTGTTTCGCAATTCTTTCATATAGGAATCTATAGAGCCTCTTGCATCTGCAGCTTTGCCCGCTAAACTTCCGCTTCTTTGTCCTTGTGTAAGCCTCGCAGGGCCGCTTACATATGGATTTACAGCAGCCGCGGAAGCTTTTAATGCTGCGGTTGAAAGCTTTGCCATTTCGTCAATAGCGTCTTTTTTTTCTTGACTAGACAGTTCAAAATTGTTTATTTCCTTAGAATTGCTTAAAAACATTCTTTTTATAATGTCTCCCATGTCCGTAATAGAAGCATCATTTGCCCGTCTAATATCGTCTTGATTTAAGAATTTGAATATGCTCATACTTCTTCCGCCATATTCAAGTTTTGTTCCCGAAACCAGACCGCCTGCTGCACCGCGTCCGCCCATAAAATCACGCTTTCTTTGCCTGCTTGTATACCTGGTTTACTCCTGTGGCCGCCAGCCCGGACACCATGCCCACCGCCGCAGCATTGATATAGTCCGTCGCCGGGAAGTCCGGCATGATGTTCATTCCCAGCGCACCCAGAAGGCCGCCGCATACCGCCATAATGACCGGAATCCACTCATCCGGGATTTTCTGCGCCGCCTTACAGCCCAGACCGATAACATAGCAGATAGCCACGATGGCCACACAAGTTCCTAATGTCGTAATGTCCATGAGTTAATCCTCCTGTTTAACCACAATCTTTTTGCATAAAGCTAAAAATTTATTGTTACCCATTTCTACCTTATTCCTGCGTACAACAACGGTACGCCATCATCATTTTTCACTCCTGCCAGATAAAGCATTGCCGCATCTGCCAGAAGCTTGTTCGTCTCCTGTGCATCCCCGGCCGCCTGGTAGACCGCGCTCCATGCCTTTGCGCCGTTTGCCATTTCAGACGGGGAGGCGTAGGAAACTGATTCAGAACCGGCAGACTTGGAAGTAATTACTCCCGAAGTAACACCGCCAGCCCCGCCGGAAGATGTCCCCCCAGCGGAATACAGCGCTTTCTTCTCTGCCAGCTCCAGTTGATATAATTTGTCACAGACCGCGCACACGGCCTTCTGTACCTTTGTCGCCGCCCTTTCATCAGACGGTAAGCCGTCAGCCAATCGGTCAAAGGTTATTGTGTCCAAAAAGTCACTGGCACGGTCTGCGATACGGTCAAATTCATCCGACGGGATGACATTCCCGTGATAGGTCTGTTCATAAAATGTAAATGTGGTGTATGCCATCTCGTCAGCCTCCTTATCTCTTACTCTTCCGTCTTGTTTCCCCCGAAAGCGGTTCGCCGTCAGTATTTAGGGGTGTACTGGCGGCCATCAACCCCCCGCGTTTACGGTAATCTTCGCAATGCCATCCAGGTATTCCGCGAACAGCACAAGGCCGGTGATCGCAAACGCCTCCGACACGGCGGTGTTGTAGTTGCCCTGTGTGTGGAAACCGATCAGATTGGTCTCGCCACTGGTGGTGTACACAAGGCCGGCTTTTGCAAAATCGCTGTCGTTGGGGTCGATGTAATACATAACGATGTTTTCCACCGGTGTAGCGATTACCGTATCAGCCGGGATCTCGCTGTCAGAAAGGAGGAAAATTGTATTGAACCCCATAAAATCCTTCAGGTACTGGAAGCCGAACTGATTCTGGATGGTGATGTTCGCTGCTCCGAGATACTTGTACACATCAAGGATGTTCACAAAGCCGACAACCCCGGTGATGTTCCGGTGCATCTGCTTAAACTTGTTCTCAACCTTGCCCTTTGCCATCGCAAGCGCCATCTGGAAGGTTGTTTCCTCGGACGTGAGCGTTCCGGTTTTCAGATAGTCGTAAAACTTCTTTGTCACGCCCGCCTGAAGCTGATAGAGGAACTCGTCGTCAGTCATCTGGACAGCGTTGTCATAACCGTGGTCTTTGATTGCTTCAATCGAAACGGCCTTCGCGTACTTCTCGATGGTCATTTCCTGATACTTCTTTTCCTTTACGGTAAATTTGCTATACGGGATATCCTCGCCTTCGCCTACTGCACCATCCTCGAGCGTCCCCTCCGCGTATTTACTTTTCAGCACTGCGCCGGGCTGCTTCTTGATGGGGCGCATAATCCCCAAGATTTCCCGCAGATGCTGCCAGTTGCGTTCAAAACGCGTAACAAAGTCCAGCTCTCTGGCTGTTACCTGTATATCTGTTGTTCCGATTATATTGGCCTTTGCCCCCATAATTGCCCTCCTGCTTTAATTAAATAAACTCATGTTCGCAGCAATTGCAGCCTGACGCTCAGAAGCATCCTTGATGCTCATAATCTGGTCTTTCGTCAGCGCGCCGCCCTGCCCCTGCTTGTTTGTCGGCTGTGTAAAGCGTGCCTGATTCTGCTGTGCTTTCTGCTGCTCATCGTCAACAAATGCCGAAGCGTCCTTTTCCTTCATCTGGGTTATGAGGTCATTCAGTCCGAGGATTTCCCCGTCTTTCAGCTTTAATCCGGCCTCCTTGACTTCTGCCATAATTGCGCGCTTTGCCGCTTCGCTCGAGAATTTAATTCCTTCAAACTCCGTTTTCAGAGCGTCCGTGAAATCTCTCTCATACAGCTGCGCCTGTGCGTTTTTCTCGGCATCCTCGGCCTTTTTCTTCCAATCAGCCAAATCCTTCTGCATTGTTTCAAGGTCAACGCCCTCGAAGCCTTTCAGGGTGCTTTCTGCCGTCTCAGCTTTTTCTTTCCATGTGTCCCGGTCAGTCTCAGCCTTTCCCAGCTTCTTTTCATGTTCAGCTTTCGTGACGTAATTTTCCGCCACCTTTTTCGTAAGGCTTTCCTTTTTGTCCGCCGAGACCTCAATTCCCAGTTCTGTCAAAATTGCTTCAATATTCTGCATCTTTATCCTCCTAAACGTGATTGATTAACCGCCCGTCAGCGGTATGGATTAAGCCCGATAAACCACGGGCGGGGTAGTTGTGGGAAGGGGAATTGAACCCATGACACACGGCTTATAAGGCCGCTGCTCTACCTCCTGAGCTATCCCACAAAGCGCCCGGGGTAGCGAACCGGGCGAAAAGCGTAATGATCGGCGCTGTCTAAACAATGCACCTATACCGTGCGCCGGGGCTTGAACCCGGCTGCTTCCATGCACGGTAGCAAAAACAAAGAAAGATGGGATGGATTTTCCTGCAATTACGATTTACAGGATTGCACACAGACGGAGTCGAACCGCATTTTCAACCTTCCCGCAAGGCTGTGTGCTGTAAATGAGGAAATACAAATACAAAAAAGAGCCAGCAATCTGTAAGAAATCCTTACAAATCACTGGCTCTGCGTCTGGCGTCTGGCACTTAACGGACGATAGGCTCTGCCTTTCCGTTTTCAATATTCACGAGGCTGGTCGTTTTACATTTCGGGCAAAACACCGGAAGATTATGCGCTGTCGTATCCTTGCGGAATGCTGACCGCGTTTTATTATTACAGACAGGACAGTATACCCTTTTGATCTCCATAATGATCATCCCTTTCCATAGCCTTTAATACATTTTACCAAACAAAAAAAACTATGGCGTACCCATGTTTAAAGCAAAAGCGGCAAGTTTCCTCGCCGCCTTTACTCACATCATCTTTCGTAATTTTTCGATATACCGCGAAATGGTCTCCCTCTCTTCTCGGCAGTCTGCATCTTTTGACAGATCTCCCAGCTCTTCCGTCAGTGCATCCATATGCTCTTCCAGAGCGGCCAGCATACGCCGCTTGCAATCCTCAGACTTGCCGTTGCGATAAGACTGCTTGTTTTCCATGTAATCATCATAAGGGTCATTGTTTCCGTTTCCACGGCTATAGTGCCCCTTTACATAGTGCTCCCCACGTCGCGCATAGGATGATCCATCGTCATAGGCCGTCATGCTCATTCCATCATCCCTGCTGTATCTCCCACGGCTGTCGCGTTTCCGCCTCTCGCTGTGGTCTCCTGCCTGGCTATATCCGCCTTCCATTTCGTCGAGAACGGCGTTATAATAGCCCTCTTTGCACTTCCAGTATTCCACATTTTCCATGTCTTTCAACATGTCTATCAATTTGTATGCGGTCTCAAGATTGCCTGTGTTCAGACCTTTTTCCGCGATTTTATCCAGCTCTTCCCGGATATTCTGCATCAATTTGTAACTCATGGTCTGCCCTCCTTAACCGCAAACCCGAACAGCTGTTATGTTCGGATTGTCTACTAACACAGGAATTGTCCCTGCGTTTTTGATGGAAACGTTTTCACAGCATCCACAGAACACATCGACGTATGTCTGGGACGATGTGTTAAAATACTGCTCTACTGCCGCAGGGGTGGCACGCATCACCGTGCCGCCGAGAATTTCCCCATCTCTGGCAATTCCCAGCGCCACTTCTCCTACCGTTTCCCCAGTCGGTACTGCGACGTTCCCGGAAAATGTGATCAGATATCTACCGGGCTTTACAAGCGTTATCTGCGCGCTTCCAGCCCTGTGTCTTTCTGCGCATCCGCCCTTTGTTGCCACTGCCGAAAACGGGATGGACTGCCCTACTGGGACCGTGACCGGCGTTGTGTTTACTAACTCAATCATTTTATTCTCCCTTCATTTCAAAAGGGGCAGACGTTCTCAGCCTGCCCCTTTTTGTGAATAACGGCATCAGCCGAACATCATGGCAAAATAATGCCACGAAGATACTCCGTCTGAAGTTTTAACATCCGCATCCCGTGTTGCCTCCGTAGCCACATCCGGCGCCAAAGCTAAAGCCTGTCGGGTTTACGATGGACGTGTACGGGGACATGACCGGATAAGACGGCACGGGTGTAGGTCTCAAAGCATTTAAGATGCTGTTTGTCTGTGCGTTGTTAGACAGCTGGAGCTGTGCGGACTGTAACTCGGTCTGCAAAGACTGTATCTTGTCCTGTGTAAACAGGTCGATGATGCGCTGTGTTCCGGCGTTCTGCGCGTCAATTACATCGCGGAATCCGTTGTTTACGGTATTCTGTAGGATGTTTGTCTGGGCTGCCATGTTGTAGTTTACGCCAGCAATAGCCTCACGGGTATCGCAGCAGCATTGCTGCATCTGATAACCCAGATTTGACAGGTTGGCGTTTACGCCAGCAAGGCCGTTGCAAAGCTGGCCGGAAAGGTTCTGGATCCCGTTTTCGATTCCCTGCGTGGACAGCGCTGCGTCGATATCGGCACGGGTTGCATAACCCTGAAATGCAGGAGAATTTGCTCCTCCACCATTTCCGCCCCAGCCGCCGAAGCCGCCCCAGCCAAACATACCGAAAATCAGGAAAAGGATAATCCATGCACCCCAATCTCCGCCGAAGCCGTCATTTTTTCCTGTGCCGCCGGTTAATACGGCAACATCAGAAGCGGTTAAACCGTCTGTCATAGTAATTATCTCCTTCGATAATGTATTTACAAAACCGTGTGCACCCGGTTGTGTACTATTTAAAAAAGCCTTTAAACATACCCTGCATCTGCTGCGCCATCTGCTGGGCTTGATTTAACTGTTGCTGGTTTATTTTGCCAGACTGCAACAGCCTGTTAATCTCTTCATTCGGATTTCTGCCCTCCATCTCTTTTCGGAATTGCTGGAACTGTTCCAGCATTCCGGCCATTCTATTACCATTCAGGGCCTCAAACAAGGGATTCGCCATGTCTGCCTCCTTCCGGCTTTGTTGCCGTTTCGAGATAACTATATAATTCTTCATATTTGCTTCTCAAATCGTCGTATTCTTTCCGAGTAACGTATTTATCGTCTAAGTTCACTTCCTCCTGTTTCTGTGGCTCTTTCGCGCCCACCGTGACCTCTTTGTAAGCAAAGGTGCGGAGCGTCGGCATCCCGGCGGCATCGGTAGTCTTTATATAAAAATTAGAGTTTTCGGAGTCCATCAAAAGGACGCTTGTATTTGGAGCGACAAGATAAGATTTAGCTCCAGCCTCGCCCTGCACCCACAGGATCCCCTGATTTACCTGCTGCATCTGCTGTGGCTGCTGATACTGAGCCTGCATCTGCGCCAGCCTGTCCATCTGCGGCTGTAGCGGATTTACTTGTCCATACTGATACGGGTTATAGCCGTATCCTTGATATGGTAATGCCATGCCTGCGCCTCCTATGACTAATTCAATGACTTTCTATAGCTAAATTATGGCATAAAAAATAAGCCTCTGACAGTCCATCAAAGGCTTACAAAAGTATCAAATCAACATACCCGTATTATCTTTTTGTTTATTCGCTGGCTCATTCTTTTCACGGTGGACACACTCACGTTCATCATCTCCGCACATCTTTCCAGCGGAATATTCTGCGCCCGTAATTCAAAAAGCCGCCGTTCCTCAGGTGTAAAATTGCAGTATTTGCGAAAAAAATCCAATTCAAACACTGTAAAATCGTATACCTTCAAGATTACTCCCCTTATTGCGTCCGCGCCAGATAAGATATAAGCTTGCCCCTCGTTTCTTTTAACTGCTCAACATTGTTCCCTGATATCTGGCTGTTAAGCATCGTTACCAATGTCTCCATGATTAGGCTGTCCCGCTCCCTAATCTCATGCATCGTTTCAAAGTCTCGCTTGTCATGCTCTTCAAGGACTTTTACCCGCGTGGTGAGCTTAATCGCGGGGGATATCCATTTATGTATCACAGCCACAGCGCCCCCTATCACCGAAATGCCGCCGCACACAGCAAGAATAGCCTGTATCGTTTCCATAGTGCCTATCTCCTTATTTCTCCCAGTAGTATATCGGTATCTCCTGACCGCTGTCCCATGTGTCCCAGTAATGTCCATCTTTGACGCACACCACATGGCCGTCTATCCCGAGCAAATACGTCCCTGCTGGATGGTCTCGGCAAAAATCATCTACCGTGTAAACATGCTGTCCGTGGTCGTCTACGATATACCGGCGGAATCCGTTCTCGCGCAGATACGCGCCCCAGACTCTATTAGCACTTGGCATGTCAGACAACGAAAAACCATACACGGACAAACCTACATAAACTGTATCCCAATCTTGCCCTAAAGCCTTGCACAATGCGCGCACAGTGCAATCCCCTACTCTTTGCCATTTCGAGGGGTTTGGATTGTAATATTCAAATCGGTTCGTTCTCCGCATATCTTTTTGCCCCTTTATTTGCTGCCTTTTGCTGCGGGTATCCAAATCCCGCTAATGCATTCCGATCATACTGCGGCTGTAATCCATGTTCTTCGCAATATTGATTGTAAGCCCTGTTCTGTCCCTGCAATCGGTAAGCCAGCTTATCATATTCCTGCTGGAGCTTTTCCCGTTCCGCGCCGGACGCCCATGCAAGCTCTTCCTGTTTTACTATCAACTGCCGTTTCGTCTTTCGGATTCCGCGTTCCATAGATCGCTGCTTCTGGCTGTCCTCATACCGTTTTAGATTCTCAGCGTCGGTAATTTTATTTCCGCTTCCATCCAGCAGATTTCCTTCTGCGTCCCTCCACGGATTCCGCATCCGCTTGTCAAACAGCATATGCCCGTGACGACAGTTATAGCCATGCATCCCTCTCATATCCACAACCCTGCCTTCTCCCGTGGTTAGATCAATATCATACCCCGTCGATTCCAGCAGGTTCGGATATCCAGGCTCGCTTCCGTCAATTTTAAATACACGGCCCTGCCATTCGTCATGACCTGCAAGCAAGGGCTGCCCGTCGCGCCTTACTCTTGCCCCGAGGTGCGCCGAGGTTAACACATACTCTGTTCCGCTGTCCACGATATACCTGTTTGTCAGCTGCGCCGCTGTCTGGTTCATTGACGTCACTACACAGCATCGTACCGCAGATTCCAGCGTCCTTCGCGTCCCTGTCGGGTAATCCACCATAACGCCGCGTCCCGCATACGCATCCAGCACATCCGCTATGGCTGCGGGATAGCTTTGCACTCCGCTTGCTACCCTTACATCGGCTTCGTCGAGCAGCGACACAAGGTCTTTTTGGCTTTGTTCCAGCGTCGTCCTTGTGAGGTTCTTCAACTCCGCCCGGCTTTTTATGTACTCTGCTTCAATAACAGCCATATATCGTGCATTTTCAAGCGGAGACTGCGCCGCGATACCCATTTCTGACAGTGTAACCGCATCATCTTCCCACGATGTCAGCACGGCACCACGCAGGAGCTTCCGCAGTTCTTTTTCGCTCAGGTCTGTCAGTTCCATGATACGCCGCTGTATCTCATCCCGGCTTTCCCCCAACTGCTCCAGCCTGTACAGCAACCTGTCCGCCGTGGCTGTGATTTTCCCGGATTTTAAAATCCTTCTGGCGATATCCCGCAGGATAAAGTTTTCCAGCCGTTCATAGAGTTCTAATATCCGGTCAGCTTTCCCTTCAAAATACTCTGGTCTCAGCATCACTCTTTCCCCACCGTTTTTCTCACAAGATTCAGCCAGTCGTCTTTATGCCGCCTTTTGGCTTCCTCGAACCATTCAGACGTTGTTCCCGGCTCGTGATATTTAATCCGTCTCTGCGTCGGGCTTTTGCTGGGAGGGGATGTCCACCCTATGATGTTCCCCTCTGCGTCTTTAAGCGGGATATTCGGACCGTACACAACGCCCTTGTACAAATAATGAGCATATGGCGTGTCATACTCAACGATGCCGCCGTATACCCCGTCTGGATATCTTACACTGTTTCTTAGTGCACCCTGCCGGAATGGAACGAAGGGGGCGCTGTCCGCCACTACCTGCATATTCAAAAGCTTCTGGGCTTCCAGCAGATTATCGTCTATGCGGGACGTATCGAGCTTAATCTCCACGTCCCCAACTTTCGTATCCAGGTTCATTCTACCACCTCCCGCATTTTATGGCGTACCCTTATTTCATCTTTGCGTATCCCACGCTCATCCCCGCTTCCGCATCGTTTATCACGGTCGTTGTTGGGCTGTATGTGCACAAGGTTTTGTAAGCAGAAAGCTCTTCGGCGGCGAGAGGGGTTTCGATAATATCAACCAATTGATATAAAAACATCAGTCCATTTTCTACCGCCCACTGCTTAAAAGTTTCTTCATCTGGGTATTTTTGTGCCTCAACGGAAAAATATAACTTGTCATCAAACGCACTACTTAGAAATATTTTCCCCCACGCACCAAAGCCATGATTAATTCCAGCAACGAAACAATTGCTCATAAGTACATCTTTCTCGCCGATTGTACCTATATGCAGAGAAAAATTACCTAACGAAAAATAATTAACATCATCCGTGCTCATACCACTTTTATGGAAAACGTCTTTCGATGTAATTGTTCTTTTACCGATCCTCTGCACATACACTCCTTTTTTAAAATCCACCTCATCGCACACCCACTGCTGCCCGTCTGCATCGGTGTAGTTTCCGTCGAATGTTACCGGGATTCCAGGCAGTCCGTTGGGTGTTGGAATGATGAGCGTCTGGGCTGGCTTGTAGGGTTCGTATGGTAGGGCGGTCGAACCAGCATTTACCATGAGCCGGAATTTTAATTCGACAGCAGCCTTTGCGTCCACCACTACTGAGAGTGCTAAAGTATTTTCAGTTGCACTTGTGTAAACGTATTCTTTGCTCGTTCCGACATTTTTTACAATATCCATACTAAACCTATTCCCATACAAGTTCACTGGATAGCCTAAAATTCGAAAGGAAACATTCCCGTACCTAGTAGTCGTTGTAACACCCTTTACCGTGATGTATTCCCCGTCTAGTGACATCTGGAGCCCATATGCATCTTCCCAAGGGCTTGCCTTTCTTATATCAAACAGATTCCCACCGTACACCTGAACTCCAATCTCCCCGCTCTGCCCTGCGTTCTCTATCTCCTGCGGATAGGACGGGGAGGGTGTGCTCCCCTGCGTTGATTTACCGTATAGGGTAAGGGATTCCAGCCCACGATTCCCCTTTGAATTTTCCAAGAGGGCGGGGTTGCCGGTAACGACTGTGAGCACAACGCTGTACGCATCGGCTACCAGCACCAAGAAATGCTCCTCGCGTGTCACAGGCGGGAAAACCTTCCCCTCTCCGTTGGCAATCGCCGCCCAGTAATATTCCTCTCGTGTCACAGGAGCAGGGACACTTCCGCCCCATACTCCCGCTACCTTTGCCATGTAATACTGTAACCTCGTGACAGGCTGCGGGGTGTTACCAGAATAATCCCCTGCCATAGTCGCAAGGTAATATTCTTCAATCGTCACGGGTTCCGGCGTGTTTCCCTCATATGTCCCTGCAATCTTTGCAAGATAATACTCTTCTCTGGTTATCGGTTCCATCTTATTCCTCCCCGAACAGCCCCGTTTCCTTCGGCTGCGCTTCCGTCACCATTGCCTTCGCATCGTCCTCTGTCATGCCCTCAAATTTTACGAAATACATCCACGCGGGTACATTGCCCTGCACAACATAGCTCCACCAGCGTGCCCTGTCCTCTTCGCGGTTGTAAGTGATGTCCCCGAAGTCGTATACCACTTCATAAACCCCGACAGGGGCAAGCGCGTACAGATCTGCATACACCGACATGGCATATATAGCATCATTCAGACAACTCTCCAACTTGTCCCGCACGTCCTTAATAAACTGGATGGTTCGCTGCTGCTCCGCTTCCACGCCCGTCGCTGTCTGGATGCCGCTCGCCTCGTTAAAGACAAAATAGCCGTTTGAGAACCCGCATTTATACCCTATCTGGGACAGGAGGGCATTGATCCCGTCTAGACGTGTGGCTGTGTTAAGCTGCGGCGTAACCTCCTGATAAAACTCTTCCGGGCTGTTGCCGAACACGTTTTTTACATAATGCGGAAGCTTAACGTCTGGGATGCGCCCGTTAAGGTTCGTCCCGCTGTCAAACATCAGCCTGTCATCTGCAAGGATGATCTTCTCGCTGTCATATATCTCACCGGCGTTCCGGCTGTATGCGATGTCCAGGTCTTTCATTTCTTCGATGGCTTCTGCGTATATCGGCATTCCCAGCGGAGAGGAAAGATCTATGTTGTTTGCAGCAGGGGTGCGGAACACTCCGTACATGGGGGAATCAAGTCTTTCGTTCCCGCCCTTGAGAATCGGCGGCGTTTCCTCCAGCAGATCAGCCCACTTTGTCTGCTCCAGCGGGATAGGGTCGCCGAGGGATTCGCTGCTCTTTGATACATATGCCCTGTTGGATATCACATACGGGTATATCACGCCCGCCTCTGTATGCATCTCGACAAACCTATGATATTCCAGGCGCGTATAATATTTGTCGTTAGCCGCATAGCTGTCTTTAAACACAACGCCCGTTATCTTCCCGTTATCGTCCTGCTCCGTCACGAAAAAATCCAGAGGGGTAAACATATCAAGCCCGCCGCCATTAGGCTTTATGATCACCGTGCCATAAGCACAGCCATACTCTACCCAATGACGCATGCTATAATAGGCTTTATCAATCTGCTCCTGCAACCACGCCCCGCGTGCGCCGCCGTCAACCTGGATTTTAATCCCCAGCGTGACGAGCCGCGCCGTCTCGGAGCATACCGCCTTTGCAAAATTGATAGTCTTTATTCGATTATCTGCGTCTAACCAGTACGGCGTGCCGCGGTAGATGTTGGCACACTCTGCGACCTTTGCCATCATCTGCGCAGACGTGGTATCCTTTACCCTAAAATCTTTCTCAGCCTGCTTTTTAAATATCATATTAAACCACCTTTTGACTGTCTGTATAATTCCCATCTTTGCAATACCCCTGTGCCGTGTATTTGCCCCGTTTACGGCATTTTGCCGTTTGGTGTATATTCTTAGGCTGTGTTGCCTCTGCGGTTAAATTTAGATTCAAATGCATAGCGTGTAGCATCGATCGAATGGTTATTTGCATCCGGATAACCGCTGATGATGTTGCCGTCTTTGTCCCGGTCATATTCGTATTCGGTAAATTCGCGGAATACATTCGGTGTCCTGCGCTTGTCTATAACGATCTTTCGCCGCATCAGCCACTTCATTCCATATTCGATGCTGCCGGGTCCTTTTATTGCAGGCCGCGCCGGAAGTCCCATGCTTCGGTAATCGTTTATTGATTTCGGTTCGGCGCTGTCGCAGGTTATGTGGTAGTCCGTATAACCTTTTTCTTTGATCCAGTTTGCCGTTATTTCATTCGATTCTTTGTTTACATAATGTTCGTCTATAAAAAAAATCGTCTCGCTGTCCGCGTCATAATAACACCTGACAAACGCATACGCATCCGGATACCACCCATAGTCAACGCCCTGGTAAATCGTATCCATCCGGGCTATTTCGTCGTCTGTGATCTCGCGCAACTCAAGAAGCTCAAATACGTTTCCACCTGTCCCGACTGCGTTTCCTAGATACTCATGGTCGTATGCGCGCGGATTTGTGAGCCTTAAGTGCTCTGCGCTGTCAAAGAATTCATCTCCCAGCCACTCACGCGGCACACTTCTGTAGTCGCTTTTGTGGTTGTATGCCCGTCTATCCTCAATTTGCACATATTGATTCGCCCAGTTGTTACGATTGATCGGCGGATTAAATGTTTTAAACACGACATAATTATGACCGCCACGCAGAACTGACTGCTCCGCCATTCGGATCTCTTCTGGTCCCTTAAAGATGTCCAGTTCCTCGAACCAGAGATACTTGAAAAATCCTGTGGCCGCCTTAATGGATTTTGTCTTTTGTGCCTTATCCAGACCTCTAAAGATAATCTTTTGTCCTGTTGGCAGGTAAGTAAATTGCATTGGATTTACATTGCCGCGCCAGTAATCTGACACGCCCAGCGCATCTATCCCCCACTGGATCTGGTTATAAACAGAATCCCGCAGCATTGCGGAAAATTTATGGAATACTGCCGCGTTTGCCTCCGGGTTTTGCATCATGCCAAGCGGGAGCTCTACAGACACAAAAGAGGACTTTCCGGATCCTCGTCCTCCGTAAAGGTTATAGTACTCGTGCCGTCCTTCTTTTATGTCCTTATGCACTTTGTAAAAAGCCGGAGCAATTAAGTCTGTCAGTTTTATCCTTGCTGCCTGCTGTGCTTCCATTTAGTCTCCCTGCTTTTCTGTTTCCGCGTCTGGGATATCGTCAATAATCGTGACCTTCCCGGATGCCTCAACCTCCATCTGGTCACGCTGTCCTAACCACTGCTTGCCTAACCAAATAGCCATTGTCGGATTCGTCTCCGCATGCTTGAACTGAAGTCTTCGCAGGCTTGCTTTGCCCTTCTGGCTCTTTTTTTTATAAGTCTCCGCAAATCCCTCTTTGTACGTCCTCACACACCATCTCTCAACGGTGTCTTCGCTACATCCGATAACTGCTGCAATCTCCGCAAGTGTGCACTGAATCGAACATAAGTTCTCGAATACTTTTTGATCTATTGGTATTCTTTTTCGTCCGCCCTTATTTTCCATCAAATTCACCTCTTAACTCTTGAATATTTATAGCCGTATTTTTTCTGATTTTTTTTCAACCAGTTATTTACGGCAGTATCATAATCTTTTCCACTCATTGTCGCTGTTTTCACTGCTTTAACGAATGAATTGCTCTTGAAATGCGTTCCTTTTTTGAAAATATAGTCATACTTTTTCCCACTTGCCACGATGGCACTTGATTGCCTGTCCATAGCTGTGCTGATAAGGTCTGCATCTGAAAAAGCTCCACCGTTTGGGTGATTGTGCAAGATGATTGTGTTTCTTCCTCTGGATCCAATACGTACGCTTGACTTGTTCCCCTCGACATATTGATGTACATATCCTTGACCATCCACTTCGTATGCCCATTCATGGTCAGAATCAACATGATTTTTTCGGAAATCACGCATAGCTGTCTCAATATTCTTTGTCTTAATCCTCGTATTGGCATAAGCAGGAAGTAAGCCCCTCGACTTGTCTCCTCGCCCATCTCCCTTTGCATGGCTAAACTTAAATGTTTTGCTCTCACCCGAGCTCCCTCTTCCACCGTTAATCGGAGGTATGTATAGGGTGTCTGTGGAAAGAATGATATCTTCTATCGTCTCCCCATCAATCTTGTATTTCAACGCGTCCTCGATTGTCTTAAATGTATTGGATTCTCCAGTCTGCTCATTCCACAGCTCAAGTGGCTTTCTGAACATAATCAAATGCTCTTTTAAATAAAAACCGTTGAGCCGTGAAAAGCAGTATCGAAAATGTTCAATCCTCATCTAACTCTTGATTATCCTTTCTGCGTTATGATTGCTAACATATACAACTTTGGTGTTTTTAAAATTATATCCAACATCACCGCCGTAGCATATTACAGTTTTGGGTTTCAATCGTTCCATAGCTACATCCATGCCTGCCGTGAACATCTCAGCACATTTTCGATCCCGCTTAACTCCTATTGTGGATACTGATACAGTCCCGCCATTTGGCAGTCCATCAAAACAGAAATCGAATGACCGCACATCTGCCCATTGGAGCGTTGGAATAACCTGTATCCCTGCATCCTGCATCATCTGTCCGATCAGTCTACTCCTGTACACATTCCATAACTGCATAGTAAGCGGCATGTTACTATATGTCGAAAAGTCCGGTGTCAGTGCGCAGGAAAACATCTTGAGTTTCTCGATATACAGTTGCGGTTGATTCCATATCCGTTCAAACTGATAATCATCAACATAAAAGTGAATCCCTTTTTCATATTCTTTTGATGTTAGTAGATAATTGAATGATATAAGATCCTTTGGTACATAAGTAGTCTTCTCAAGAACAGGAATATCATATTTCCCAGTGACTCTACTCATGTCTACCTCGTCCAGATTATAAGCGGAATATGTCCTTTCTCGTTCGTCTCCGTAATATCCATTTTCCTCTTCTTCTGGATCTCTTCCTTGGTCTTCTTCCGGGAACCCAAAATCGCTCATATCGACATCGAAAATATCATCCAGTTCTGCATTTAACATATCTACATCCCATTCAGCTTTTTCAGCTACTTTATTATCTGCCAACCTGAATGCCTTTATCTGCTCATCTGTCAGGTCGTCTGCAATAATACACGGAATTTCTGTCATCCCTAGTTTTTTCGCAGCTTTATACCTTGTATGACCTGCAACGATAACGTTGTCTTTATCGATCACGATCGGAACCTTAAACCCGAACTCTTTGATGGATTCGGCAACGTATTTAACAGCATCATCGTTCTTTCTCGGGTTATTCTCGTATGGTTTTAAGTCTTTCAGTGCGATGTTAATTATATCCATGTTTCATGCTCCTATTCCCTCTGATTTTACCATTTCTTTCTGTTCACTTTGTACCCGATTCATGCTTACATCCATCATGTGGTAAAAAAAGCCGCTGGTAACCGTAAAAATCTGTCCTGCTCTTCGCTGTAAAATTGGCTGGTAGAAATTTTGATTACGAGCCCCGTTGACAGTATGGCGCGCTGAAGCTTTTTCATGACGGCATTACAATTCATATCACACCCCCATACAGTTATTATTCTATTTTACCATTCTCGTTTCCTGATCCGCGTACCCCTTTTACACAATTGCATGTCCTTCCAGTATCATATAGCTGTTGTATAGATATATCGTTTTCCTGCGATACCCATAAAAATCTTTCCTCCCGATAGGGATGTTGCATATCTTTGAGATGTTGTCATACCCCAGCCCTGATGTCAGGCTAAAAAACAGATATTGCGCCAACTCTGCATATGCGCTTTCCGCAGCCAAAAGCAGCAGTTCCAATTCCCTCCCCTTTGCGTTTTTACACTTGTCCTCTATTTTTTTTACCTCATTGTATGTCAGACCGTAACCATTAAAGTATGTGTCCCTTGTTCCCACATTCCCCACCTTCTTTCTTTTTGCTTTATTTTTTTGTTACCCTATCCCAGTCCCGCAGGATTTATCTGTGTAGACAGAGGGAACCAGCACACAAGCTGGCGCGCCGGACGCTGTCCTGCGTTGTCTCGCTCTGCTTTTCCTGCAGCCGCCTGATCTGCTGCTCGGTCTCCCGGATCAGCTCACAGGCGTCTATGTAGTCGGATAAAAGTTTCTTATCCATCGGTGCCACCTTCTTTCTCATCCACTTTCTTACTTAAATATCAGTTTAATCTTCCAGCCACTTGTTATCAAAATAGCAAAATCCAATTACAGCACCTGCAGTCAGAGCTATCCATAAAGCCCAGAACATTTCATTCGCAACACTATGCGTACAACTGTCTAATGCTTGCTCAATGGTATAATCTTTGAAAAATCTGGAATTATACGAAATCGTTCCGTCCGATAACTTGGTATATACAGTCCCTGTATGCTTAGGGGATGTCCCGTAATACTTGTACCGTACCTTTACAAATTCCCCAGACTTCCAACTATATTCTCTCCCAGATTTTATTGTCTCTATGTGATTGTCCAGAGAATACGGGATTTTATCATACGGAAATTCGATACCACAAAACATAATATTTTCGGAATGTTTGCTTTCTCTGTCCTCGATTTCCCATTCATAGTATACTTCTACTTTTGTGTGCTTTTTACCTTCTGAATCTGTTTCTGTCACTTCTCTTTCATGGCGTTCATATCGTTCTTCTATCTTTTCAACATGAAGATATTCCCCGCCAATCTCATCAAAAGTCACTGTATCAACCGCTTGCAAATCTCCATACACAAAAGCATTTCCAACATTTGTGTCCATGCCATACCGAAATAATTCAGAGTCCTCAATATGCACTGCCTTCTGGTATTCGGCGTTCTTATCGTTCTGCATATCAGTTATTTTTCCAGATATAAAGAAACCGACTATTAGCATAACGGCGGCGATTGCAACGCTGATGATGATTTCGCGCTTGGTTATTTCCATAAGCTATTCTCCAAATAAATCCTGCGGTGCGTCAACTGGTGCTTGATAATCCAACCGCTGAAATTTCAAAACCTCATAGCCTGTCCAGTCGAGGAAGATTCTTGCTGGAAACTTCTTTACATACCTGTTATAAGCTGTTACGGATTTATTGTAATTTTCCCGGTACTGGGCAAGCATGTTTTCGGTAATAGACAATTCATTCATGAGTTGCTTATAATTCTCATTGCTTTTCAACTCTGGATAAGCATATGTAACTGCCGCGATCACAGTATTTACATCTTCTACACTGTTCCCTTCGCTCATTCCATCTGCAAGTCCAGTCAATGTTTCTGATTCATGCCGATCATACTGTTTTACACAGTCTGCCAGATTATAAACCAAGTCAACCCTGCGTTTCTCCTGCACTTTAATGTCAGATTCAGCGGTATAGACCGATTCTTCCAGACTGATTGCCCGATTCTGTACTGACTGCACTCCAAACACACACAACAAAACTACTGCCACTACTACTCCTACAATAATCAATGGTAATTTCCAATTTTTCATAGTTCTTTTCCTTCCTTTAAATGCTCATTTTCGCCTTTGCAAAATACATCTGGCTAATCACCAATCGTGAAAAAAATCATAGGCAACACCCCAGCAAAGGCTGAGAGTATTAACACATCTCCCATTCTGCTGGAGCGGTCCATACTAAACGCCAGAATAAATAGTATCAGCCAAGCCGCAGCCGCTATTATGCCCAACTTTCCTAAAATATCCTTTTTGTCCATTTTCTTATCCTTCCTTAATAACGTCAGATTTTTTCGATTACGTTTTTATACAGCTCTCTGTACTCTTCCAGCAGTGCTTCTGCTCTTTCCGCCCGGATCATCAGCTCTTGCACCGCATCGAGCATTTTCTGCGGTTCTGCTGGAATTGCAACGCCCGTAGCTTCCACAGGCACTTTCTGGGCTACATCCTTTTCTATGATATGCGGTTCAATCCCGATCGCCGCCGCAAGCTTGTTTTTCACATCTGCCAGCTGCTCATCTGTTACTGTACGAAGGTATTCTTCAAAACTTCTGTACGGTGCATAATACATTTTACTACTGGAGCCATACCGCAGCCCCTCGCAGTTTACTTCGATATCTGTATGCACGCCCTCTTCTGCCAGGTTAATTACATATGTCATCGCCCCGTTGTCTGCTACCACCAGCACGATCTTCTCTGCCCCTGTGACAGTTCGTGTTCTCCAAACCTCTCCGGTTTTATTTTCTGTTCCCATATTCTTGTCCTCCTGCAGCTTCCTGCGCTTTATTCTCTCTTCTCTTGATACCGCGATTATTGCCCGACAGGCTGTTTCATCGCGGTAGCCCTCTGCGTTTTTATACATTTATATCCCTCGTAAAAGGTAATTGCATCTGCTCCGCTGGGACATCTTCCCATTCAACTCCGATATAATCAAGCACTTTCCCCCACCCGTAAACTTCTCCGGTATCTGGGTCTTTACAGCATCTGTACATCCAAAATTCCCACTCTTTCGGATTTTCTTCTCTCAAGCGGTCGAATCTATGCGGTCTTTTTTCCAAATGAATGCCAAATCCGCACATACTGCAGCCAGTTCGCTGCGCTCTTGTTGTGTACAGTTCTCCGTTTGCATGTTTAGCAATCTCCCCGTAAATTCCGGGTATGATAGTTTGCACTGGTTCGTACGGAATAACTGTCCCGTCCTTTTTGCGGCTATATGGCTGCCGATAGTATAATTTCGCAAAAAGATCTATATGATTCCTATACCACGCATCCATTTCTAACGCCAATCGCAAAATATCTTGCCTGTAGAAAATTGCAAACGGTGCGGATCTGGTTACTGTTGCTCCATAGTAATTGCATCCATGCTCTACCAGCGCCTCTTCTCGCTGCCCGCCTTCCGATGCCATGATACCGAGATATGGATAGCTATTATGTTCTTTTGCCCAGTCGTCACACGGTTTTTCTTTAAGCCAATAACAACACTTATTTGATACCTTAAAAGGCGCAGTATTGTAATTTACACTCTCATTTTTATTTTCAGGGCCTCCAAACAGCTGTAGCCATTTGTTCGGCAGCTTCATTCGACTGTTCTTCGCAAAGTGCCCTTGTGCTCCACACTCTCCCGTTATTATCGCATGGCGGACTGTTTTATTGTCCTCTGTCGGATTTTGCAATAGGTCAATCCTTCCAGCTATTTTTTTGCTTATAACAGGAAAACCTATGGTATTCAAAACTTCCACTTTTGTTTTATAAGATCGCACAATCTCAATTCCAAGCGCCTTATGTACTTTTTGAATGCTTTTATCCTCTACTGCTGATACCGATATAGCCGGAACATCATATCCCATGCTGTGCAGCCATACATACAGCGTTATACTATCAAGCCCACCAACACTTACATGGCATCCACAGCCTCTTTTTTGCATTTCGTCGTAAAATTCTTTCGCAATCAAGGATTGTCTTGCTATTTTATCCTCATACGACAGCTCTTGTTTTTCGCGGAATTCTTTAACTTTATCCTGCTTTGCCTTTTTCCATGCATTCTGAATTATTTCAGGAGCATCCGCTGTCGGCTGTTCCACGGTTTCCAATATCCCATCTTCATTGAAACTAAGTTGTCCTTGCATTATCTCTCAAGGAGCCGATGCGCATCTTCCCGGGAAGCTCCGTCTCCTTTCGATTTGTCCTTAAATTTTAATTCTTTTACACAGTTCTTTCTCTCGCGTTCACTTTTCCTCCACTTCCACAATTTCCCCGTTTTCCATCGTGTACCATGTGTCTGCTTTAATTTTGTCTCCGTCTACACGAATCATCTTTGCACCTTTTAAAGACCACCCCTCTTGTCTCCAATATGTTCCTTCGTTTCCTTCCCAGTCCGCGAGTACAAGATAAGAACCCAAAATTCCTTTGGCTTTTCCTTTGTATCCCCAAGCTATCGCAATACTTTCTGGGTCTCCAGCAATCGCACTGCCTTTGTAGCCTGTTGCGGAGGATGCGCCGCAGTTGCCTGTTGCGGAGGATGCGCCGCAGTCGCCTGTTGCGGAGGATGCGCCTTT